ATCAAATTAGAGCAAAAGTTCCCATCATCATGAAGAACGATAAAGGAGAGCTTATTCAATTGAACCGTGTAGAAGATGTTGTTGTTTCAGTAATTATTCACGGAGAAGTAATAAAGAAAGAACCATTAGATTTGACGCTAAATATACCTACAAAGGAGTGATAATATGCAAGAAGTTTGGTATGTTATAACCTCAAGACATCAGGTTATATTTCGTTCTCCTACTTATGAACATGCTCTGAAATTTGCAATTAGAAAGGTTGAAATAAGGCAGTTTAAAAATTTGTATGTTATCAAGAGAGAAGATTATGACAACGAAAAATGGGGTGAAGCGGAGCATATCCATGGAGTTCATCAAAAAGGTGGGTGAGAGTATGAACGCAGGTTTAATTGAAGCAATTGCTAAAATTGTTTTGCTGTTGCTTGAAAAGTATAATATTAAGAATTTTGACGAAAATCTTGTGTTAGGAATGATTGCAACTGAAAGTGGTTTCGTATGTAATGCTGAAAGCCCTTACGCAAAGGGACTTATGCAAATATCGAGGTCGGCTATGCTAACTGTAAACTTCATATACAAATATCAATTTAAAGATGAGGATATGTTAGACCCTTACAAGAATATTGAGTGTGGGATACTGTACTTAGACTGGTTGTATAGAACTTTAAGAGAAAGAATAGGTGATTCTCCGTTCTTAGATATCTACGTTATAATGAGTTATAACTGGGGAATTGGTAATGTTTTGAGATGGTTAAAAACGACTGAACCTAATAATGCCTTAATAGATGAGTCAGTACCAAGCGAAACAAAATCCCATTTACTTGATACAATTTGGTGGTATAATTATTTCAGAAGGAGGGAGTAAATATGGTCTGGTGGATTTTGTTAGCAATTTATTTGATAGGTTATTTTATTCTTGTGTTTGCTGGACTTTATGTAAGATATGAAGGACAATACATTACAAACTTTGAACTATTCGTTATGCCGTTAGCATGGCCTATTGCACTAATTTTATATTTATTCCAAAATAGGAGGTGAGTGTTGTGTATATCTGGTTAGATGCACTTTTTAGCAACTTCGAGTGGTACGTTAAGCTCAAAGAGATAGTTATTAAGGTAATAGTTTTTGCAGAAGCAACAGGAGAAGACGGCGCGTCTAAAAAGCAAAAAGCTATTGACGCAGTTGAAACAGCATTAAGAAGTTTTGGAATTAACATTCCTATTCCAGACTTTTTGCAAGATATTCTAATTGGACTTATGATTGACCTAATTGTAGGATTCTTGAATCAAAAATTCGGGCATGATTGGATTCAAAAAGTCAAAGAAATCATTAAAATCGACGGATGATTTGACGGGGCTTTTATGCCCCGTTTCTATCCAAAACAATTGTCAAAGGAGGGATATTTATGAGGTTGTTAGTTATCCTGTTGATAGTATTTAGTGTGATTGCTTTTTCATTCAACTTTTCTCTTGGAGTTTTTGAATATGGTTCAGGTGTAAGAGGAGTCGCAAGCTTTCACAATGAAGTCAGCATTGGGAAGTTTGATTTAGGTATCAGACATTGGATATTCTTTCGAGCTTACGACTTTGGCTTTTATGACTTTCCAAATAGGATAACACCTTTTCAATGGGAAAGTTCAGGTGGATGGTGGGACGTTTATATTAGGTTTAATATAACGGATAATGTATATTTGCAATTTTTACATCGTTCAGAGCATAACTTTGATGGTCTTGACTATTTAAAAATTCATTGGTATAATTTTTTTGAACTAAGTATTAAATATTAAAGGAGGTTAAATTATGCGTGTATGGTTAAAATTTAAAGATAGTAAGAAAGCACCAAGAACAATTAGAAATGTCAAAGATATAGCAATACATAAAAATACAGATAATAAAACACATACTGTATATCTCTTAATGTTATGGGAATTAATTGACCATTATGGATTAGAAGAAGTTTTAGATTATAATTTTCATCAATATGGAATTGCTCGTTTAAATGATGTTGAAGAGTTCGAAATATATCCCGATGAATGGTTAATGAAAGCTAACCCTCGTTATGAGTAAAAGAAAACAAAAAAAACCTGATTTTGAACTTGAGATAGATAGAATTCCTCCCTCGGTAAATCATATGTATGTCATTACCCGTTCAATGAGAAAAGTTCCGACAAAAAACGCAAAGGAATTTATACAATACGTTCGAGATTTAGCAAGTATCAAGGCAAGAAAAGAACACCTTGTAATGTATGAAGAAAAGAAATTTTTTAGAATGGAAATTGAATTTGTCTTTCCTAATAGAAAATTTCCTGATCCAAATAACTTGTTAAAAGCCCTCATTGACGCTTTTGAGGGCATTGTTTTTAAAAACGATAAATACTGCTTACCTTCCATTACTTCTGCGAAGGTTGAGAAAAATGTTTCAAAAACGATTGTAAGGTTCTATTTTTAATATTTAATAGTTTTTGTTATTGTGATTTCTTTGCTTGAACCATTTAAGGTTAGTTCGTATAGCGAATTTGATGGTGGTCTATACGCTCTTTGTTGTGCGTAGTCTTCCCATCCTAATAATGATGGAATTACCATGATTAACTGCTTATGCACTTGAACCACCTTATTTCTCTTATCCACTATCAAGAAAGTATTTTCCCCATCCATCGGTTTATGAACGTGCCCTGTTAAAACAACATCCGCATTTACAACTAAATCACCAAACTTGAACGCATTGTTAAGCGCACCACCAGGGGTTCTCCCCCCTCCAAAACCGTGTGCTATTTCAAAAACGTAATTAATTCTTCTTTTACTTGTAGGTGCATTACTGCCGACGTTTATATCTAAAATTAAAATGTTCCTGTCATAATAACAGTTAAAGAAGCTTGCAAGAATTGCAAGAATATCTAATCCAGTTGCTTTTAATGTTCTATTTTCGTGATTACCTGATACAATCCCCAGAATTTTTTTCTTAATAGGTTCAAGGGATTTCATTAGGTAATCAAGTTGTTCCTGCGGAGACATTTCGTTCTCATATACATTTCCAATACTGTATTTAGTTGCATTGTCAATGAGGTCTCCCATGAGTACCGTATAAACATCATCGTTTTCCTGAATATATCGAACTATCTTTCGAAACTTTGACTCTAAAAATACCGGACTTCCTACGTGAAGGTCTCCAAGCGGAAGTATTCTTATGCTTTCATGATTGGTTAAATCAACTACTCCATAATTCATTTTTCAACCTCCTCAACCGAAGAATTTTAAAAGTAAAGTTAATAAGCTTTGTGCTCCTGTCAAAATCCCAACGAGCATATAAACTTTTCTTGTTAATAGCTTTATATCTCCCCTGACTTCTCTTGCAAGGCTTTCAAGCTCTTCTCCCTGGTCTTCAACCTTCTTTTCGAGCTCTTCATGCTTTGTCTTCATAGTTGCAATGTTGACATCTTGCCTTCCATTGATTTCAATCCTTTGTTCGAATTTTGCAACTAAACTTTCAACTGAATCATTTAGCTTATTAATTTGCTTTGTCTGATTTTCGATTATTGTCTCAAGACGAGTAAGTCTCTCTTCAACCGTCATAGCTACTCACCTCACTTACGCTGTATTTTCGAAAATCCACTATTTATGCGGATTTACGCGCTTTAATATTTCGCAAATAAGACGTGTTTCGTTTACTGTCATATATAATTACATATCTTGCCCCTTTAAACACCCCTTAAAATCGATTTAAATCGGTCGTTCATATTTTCTTGCGTCAACCTCAAATGGATTTTCTCGATAACACTTCATAAAAGCATATTTCAACGAGTGGTATTTAGCTAAATAGAACACAAATAAGATTATTGAAAACGCTAAATATAATATCAACATTATCGCAGGAGATAACATTCTTTGTTGCTGTATATGCCTCATCTCATGCTTTATTAATCTTTCTTTGTTGTATAAAAAGTATCTATCTGGATTGTAAAGTATGAATGGTGCTATCGTCATTGCTATAGCAGGCAATTTCTTTACTGATACCCATTTAACTGGAAAGAATGCAATAGCCCACCACAATAACCAGAGATAAATCACAAATAAAAGCATTTTATTCACTCCTTATCATTTTGTTGCTTTGCTTCTTGCTTTAGTTTTTCAATTTCTTGCTTTAATTGCTCATTTTCTGCAATTAAATCATTGATAAAATCTGCAATTTCTTCCATTGTAAGTGTCATAAATGAAAATTTTAATTGAAGTTTTTGAAGTTTTTTCTGTTCCATACCATCAACCTCCTTAATCTAATCTTACCCAAGCTGAACCATTATAACCATAAAAATGATTGTAATATGCATCGAAATAAATCATTCCGGGGATTGCAGGAGGAGTGTCTAAATATCTTGGTATAAGTAATCCCCAAGCTTTTATTTCAATATAAGTAGGATAAAAATATATGTAAGTATCATTTTGCCCAATTGTTCTTTGCCTAAGAAATTGTAATTCAACATTATCTGGTCCTGCACTAATTCTGAATGAATACCAACTAATATCTGAATCGCCCGTTGAGTGATTATCTATATATATTTCTGTTCTCTTGTAGCTATTTATATCCGGATAAGTTCTAAACCATATTCTTGAATTTTTGCTTATATTTTCAAATCGAAGTGAAGAATAAGTTCCCGCTGCATCTGTTATTTTCCAAGTGCTATCAATAAAGTTAATTTCACCTTGTGTAGGAGAGAGGTTAATGATTCCGCCCGTTAATTCAAAACCGCCTATTATCTTTATCCCATTTCCACCGTTACTCAAAACTCCTTCACCTATTTTAACAACTTCAGTTTCACCGTCTTTGATAATAATTGTTCCTTTATTATTTTCATCATTTTGGATAAATACTGAATTTCCTACCTGTATCTCATGCCCTGCAAAAATTTTATTTCCTATCAATAAATCACCTACAACTGAACCTTTTACATCATAAAAACGTATTGATGGATTACTTGTTGGTATAATTGTTTCTGGTCCAAAATTAGTTTCTGGATAACCTTCTGGTGTTATACCATTCACTTCATCAATCAAAGAATTTGTAAAATATGCTATAGTTCCCTCGGGTAAATCAGAAGAAAACACCAAAAGTTTATCCACGGTAATAGAACCAGCTTTAATTCTTTCTGCATTTAAATATCCTGTTGTTATTAAACCAGCATCTAACTCTGAAATCCATGCAGAATCAATATATCCATTGTGAATAACACAATCTTTAATTGCTGCATAATCATAATAACTTTCATCATCTATTTTTGCGGTTAAAGCTGAAACAGAATCACTCCAATTGCTTTCATTGCCCGATAAATCCACTGCTCTGATTCTTAAATAATAGGTTGTATTTACATTTAAATCTTTTATAATTGTTGATGTTGCATTTAACGTTATTTGTTGTGGATCATTATCAAATGTATCTACTGTATCATATTGTAAAACATAATGTTTAAAATCAACTTCAGTATTAGCATTCCATTTAACCATAATTGTTTGGAATAAACCCGTTGCAGTTAACCCTGTTGGGATATCAGGTGGAACTTCATCTTTTGCACTTGTGATACTTTCAACTGAACTCCAGTTAGATTTCTTACCTTCTGCATCATAAGCTCTGACTTTTACATAAACAGTCATATTACCTGCAACTTCAAATTTTACTAATGTATCCGCGGTTGTAATATAGTTCCAGTGAATTCCATCATAACTCCACGCAAGTTCATAACCTAAAAGGTCAGTTTCAGTGTTCGCGTCCCATGAAGCAGTAATAAAGCTAATTCCATTTTCGTTTATAGTTGCAAGATTTAATCCTGATGGAATTGCAGGTGTAGCACCATCAATGTAATTAGTTCGGTTATCAACATCATCAACTTGATTTTGAATTTCAGAAACTTCTTGTTGAATTTCATCTATAGTAGTTTCATTAGCAGGTTGTTGAATATAATCAGAAATCACCTTTTTTTGCACGGTTTTATCTGAAATATCAAAAGTAATATCTTTCCATTCAAGGAGTGTAAGTTTTGTTTGATATTTTACTTTTTCAAGATTATGTTCTACTTTCTCAACTATAAAAGTACCACTTGCAATACCTTTTGGAGTAAGCTCTAAATTAACTAAGTTTCCTGCGTATAAATCAGGATAAAACTCATTAAGCTGTAATTCAAATCTAATAGTTTTGGTTGTCTCATTATAAAACACGTCGGCAATATTCGACAAAAGGCTTTCTCCAGAATAAAAAGAAGTGATAGAGTATTCCGAATCAGGCTGTCCAGTTTGATTTGGTTTTACGATATTAATTTCTTCTTTTTTCTTAATAGGAACTGCTTTGAACTTAACGTGAGTAATAGCATAATCAGTTGAACTTGCAAGGTTAGTTATTTTCAATACAAGTTTATCTGGGTATGCAATTAATTCATCTAACCTGATATTTCCATCATCCTGTCCTTCTGTAAAGAATTCATCGGTTGCAATTGGAGAACTGCCGTAAGCATATGAAATATAAACTCCATTATCGGGATTTTTGATATATTCACTTGTATATTCGAATTCAAATGTTGCTTGTTGTCCTGCTTGAATTGTTCTTGCATCTCCTTCAAGCTCATGGTCTATTACAAATTCCTGCGAAGTACCTATTTCATAGCCTTCCGATTGAACTTTTATCTTGTTGTATTGTCTCTTCTTATCAAGATTGTAATTCCTAATATTTTCTTCATTAATTGTCAAAACTACGGAAGGGTCAGAATAATTTTCAATTCTTGTTCTGAATTTAATTTTTCCATCAGGGGAGCAGGTGATTTTACCACCTGTTGCATTAACTACTTCTTGAATGATATTCCACCAAGTCTTATTGTTATCTGCAATAAAAACTTCCCATATAGTTGTAAGTTCTTGCAAATCTAAATAACTTGTATCAAAGCCCAGCCTATTTACAAAAATGTCATTGAGAATTTCATCAGGAGTATAACCTGCGTAAAGCAAAGGATTATCAGGTTTCTTTTGTGTTGCAATCCATAACAAATCTTTTAATTCGATTTGTGCGGTTTTATGTTTTTCTTTTATTGCTTCTTGCGGTTTCCATCCGTAGAATAAAGGAATTTGTATTGTACTTGTCCCATTATCAACCTCGACTAATACTTTTATTTCCCATACTTTGTTTAGATAATCATCATCAACTGTTCCATTTATTTTCCCATTAGCAGGGTCAAAAGTGTCATTATATTGTGTAGGAGTAAATGCATTATTTTCATTCTTAACCGTTAATGTTGCAGAATCAACCGCAGGAGTTTGTAATAGTTCAATCCTGTTGTTTACCTTAAATGCCAAAGCATATTGACTTATATCGTACCAATTAGTCCCGTCTATTTTTGCTTGAACTATGAGCCTTTTGTATCTTGTCGGATGCCTGTAATATTCTAAATAGCTTGTATCCACATTTAATTTGTCGAACATCTACTATCACCTGCCTTATTACAATATCGGCAATCTTGGTGGTACACTAAACGGCTTCCTTGCGTTGTAAATTTCTTGAATGTATTCGTCAGTCCAGATAATGTTGTTTTGGTCGTCACGGTATTTGCCGATAAATAAATTGGAAATCAAACCATTGGCTGTTCCTGATTCAGTATTAGGACGACAACCAATTAGAAAATGGTCGGCTTCTAACGACGACATATCCACTGTATGAGTAATTATTTCATAACTTCCATCTACATCAAAAATATATGCATTATATGTACCATTATCAAGAATAAAAACAAAGAAATACCATTGTTCTGGTTGGTAAGTTTTAACTGACCATGTTTTTGCACCTGAGCCTGATACTGTAGTACGAATAGCAAATGTATAAAGCGGTTGCCCACTGCTACTCGTCCCTTTCTGGTACATTAATCTCAATGAGTCGCCATTATATACTGGTTCAAAGTTAATAATTCTTGCTTCTTCACCCGAATCTGAAGTTCCATCATAAACACCCGTTGGTTTAAACCACCCAACAATTACCATGTTTTCTGTTTTAGCAATTGGCATTTTTAGCTGTCCATAATTTCTCGTCCCGTTCACGAATGAGGTTGCGAAGGGTTTTTGTTCGAGTTGAACATATTTTACATAAAAAGTTGTGGCTATGGCCTCTCCACGCCCAGGCTGAACGTATATTTTATTATCAGTATATTCAGTATCAACAACAAATTGTATTTCTACAAGATGCCATTGGTTATCATTAGGAACAGTAATAGAGTTATCATTAATCCATTCACATCTATCAACTCTAATTTTGAATTGTTTTGTTGTATCGGCAGGCCCAATATGCCCTCCAAAATTTTGCGAGCCAGAAACATATTTAACTAATGCAGACCATGTATACGTGTCTCCTTCAGTTAAACTTGGAAAGTTTTGATAAAATCCATCGTATTTGGCTGCATCTTTTGAAAGAATTGCATATTCCGAAGTAGAAATACATGTTGCACTTCCAAGTGCAAACCAATTTTCACCATTATTTAAAAATTGCGGATTTGTAAACAAATTCTCTGTCCCCTCTTCCACCGCAAAGCTTTTCACACCTGCGAATGGAACGTCGTCTTCACGAATTGTCACACAAAGCGAGCCGTCGTCATTATATACAAGTCCGTATGGTTCTTTATGTAATGCCATTTTTCACACCTCCTATTATGCGAATTTAATTTGTCCTGTATCTATTAATTCCTGCACTGCTTCAGCTAAGAAGTCATAAAACGCACTCTTATGGTCTAATATAAAGCTTTCATTTGCGTAAAGGTTTACTATGTTATATACTGTTTCAGGTCCACTTCTCGTGACATTTGCAACGTATTCTTGTGTCGCTTCTTTTCCAGCTTCAAAATCTCCTATATCAATCGGTTGAATCTTTTCCTGCGCTTCTTGCCATATTTCATCCCAACTTTTAACTGTTCTTTTACCCATATTGATTAATCCAAGGGTGAGTTTCTTTACTATTTCAGAGATCACGTTATATAACCTATTAAAGGCATTTCCAATAATTCCAAAGACAAAGTACAACCCTCTGCCGACTGGGACAAATATAGTATTGTAAGCCCACGCAAATACTTGCGCTAATGCCTGTAAAATTCCTAAGAATGGTTCTAATAGTGGAAGTAATAAAGTGCCAATTAAATTGCCTATTGAAGCAAGTATTTGCACGAATGGTTTAAATGCTGAATCAATTACGGAGCCAATTATTTCAAAAATTCCATTAAGAATTGTATTGAAGAAAGATAATACTTCACTGACATTTTGAAGTGTCGGAAGTATTGTAATTAAAGCACCGCCAATACTTTGTAATAAACCACCTAAACCTTGTAATCCTGCTTGCAAGATTCCACTTAATACAGCACCAAAATCCATAGTTTGTGCGATTTGTATAAAACCTTCAAACCCCGCTTTAAAACCATTCCAGAAATCTTGTAAATCTTTTACAAACTTCTGCCATTTCTCTTTATATGTTTCACCTTCCTTGCCTTCACCTTCACCTTCTCCTTCTTTTCCTTTGCCTTTTTCCTCCATTTTTTGTAGGAAATTTGCGATTTTAGTCCATACCTGCATTCCTTTTGAAAACCAAGATTCTTGCCATTTATTATCAAGATTGGGTAAAGCAATTCCTAATTTACTTGCAAGAGTTTCAAAGGTATCGGCCATTTCAGGATTAGTTTCTTTGATTAAGTCGAACATTTTCGTAACAACTTCTTTGATTAAGTCAACGTCTTTTACAAGTGTATCAGCTTCTGCTTTTCTACCACCGAAGAGATAATTGAGTACTGTACCTACTAAACCACCTTCTTGATAACCTTTTATTCTTTTTTCTTCAAGTAAAGCAATTAATTCAGGATATTTTCTAACTAACCATGCAGGAACAACGTATTCTCCTTTGTGAACTACTCCTGCAACTTCATTTAAACTGCCTTTTCCTGTAAAACCGCCTTCTTGAAAACCAAAAACCGGAGCTGCACCTAATGAGAACGTTGACGTACTTAATCCTAAAGCACCAGCTAATGCTCCAAGGAAATCAAAAAGTGGGAAGAATACTGCAAACGGAGAAATAGGTTTATAACCTGCAGGTGCTTGTTCTAATCTATAAGATTGTGAAACCTTACTAAGTGAAGTTGAAAGAGCCTCACCAGTCAATCCAAGTTGAGTATTAAGTGCTTGTAATTGATTAGTCGCATCTTGAATGCTGAAACTGAAATCAGTAATAAGCTTCTTATTTGTAGGTTCAGGTAAATAAATAGGTTTAACCGGAGTTATAGCTGCGGTAGGTTCAACCGCTTCTCCGGTTTCTTTTTCGCGTTTTGGTAATACAAGTTGCAATTGTATCTTAACTAATTGAAATCCCTTTTCTAACCACTCAAAACCTTTGCCCCATGCCTTTTCAAGTTGAATCTTAACTGTTTGAACTCCATTCAATAACCAATCCCATACGTTTGCCGTCCCTTCTTGAAGGTTTAAAGTAATATCTTTTACTCCATTTCTAATCCATTCACTAATTGCACTTAAATCTTCTTGAAATTCTAACGAAACTTGCTTTGCAAAATCCAAGACAGGTTGTAATGTAACCTGCCAATTTTCCTTTGCTCCTTCAAAAACGTCTTTCAACCATTGTGGAAGTTTACTTAAATCAGCAAGCAAGTTAAGTGTGAAATCTTTAACCCCTTCTGCAATTGCACTTGCAAGTTTTAAGAAATTCTTAGTTGTTTCATCAGCAGGTTCAACTTTATACTCTTGTTTTACCTGCTTTTCAGTTCCACTACCTGCTGGTTGTTCTGGAGTTCCTTTTCCTTCACGTATTACAACTGGAACAACTACAATTTTTTGCCCTTTTAAGAATTTTTCTAAATCACCTTTGAATTCATCTAAAATATTTTTCAAAACATTATGAAGCAAATCAGAAAGCCATTTACCTAATAATTCAAATAAATACCATAATTGCTTGCCTAAATAGATAATAGTGCCAAGTATCCAATCAAAAATGTTTGGTCCACTCTTATTAAATAGCTTAACAAGATTATCTACTTCTGCTTGAATACCGGGAATAACGTTAGTTTTGATGAATTCTACAAATGCTTTCAGTTTATCGTAGATAAACATTATAAATCCACCAAAATTCTTTGAATATTCATTTCCTTTGTATAGTGCTTTCCATAACTCATAGACAGCCCATACAACCGCCATAATAAGCATATTCATAGGTTTCAAGAGATAAGTAAGTATTTCAGCACCGCTTGCGAATAGTTTCAACGCAACTAATAAACCAAGAATAGTACCTAAGAGACGGAATAGTGCTGGAAGTGTATCACTTATCAAGTCTTTATTTTTATCAATCCAGCTCGCAACTCTTTGTAAACCTGCTGAAATCTGATTTACCCATTTCACTACATCACTTCTAATTGCATTAAAAAATGCTTGATTAACTACTTCAAGACTTGTTTTTAATTTATCAAGCAAGAAACTCATTGATTGAGTTTGTAATTCATATGCTTCTGCAAGCGCTTCTGAATCTCCAGTCAACCCTTGAACCGTATCTGCAAGCATTTCATAATTGTTAACCCAGTTAACTATTGCCCTTGCTGCCCTGATTTCAAATCCAATTTGTTCGAGTAATGCCTGTTTCTGCTGGTCGGTAAGTCCTTCAAATGCCTTGCGAAGGTCTTTTATAATAGGAAGCAAGCCTCTGAACTTGCCGTATTCGTCATACAACCTGACACCTATTTTTTCAAGTTTTTCAACCTTTTCTCCTAAATCGAGAAATGCCATTGCTGTTGCAGTTGCTGATTCTGCCGAACTCAAACCCATTCTTGTTAATGCTGCATAACCTGCAAGAGCATCTTCGAGTGCAACACCTAATTGTCTTGCAGCTGGGACAACTGAACCAAAATCAACTGCCAGTTGTTGATAAGTCATTAAACCTTTCTTGACAGTTTGAAATTGAAGTGCATAGACACGTGTTAAATCTTTTATGCTCATATTGTATGCATTGATAATAGAAATTGCCGACATAAAAGTAGTTGTCATATCAGTAGCACCTGCTATTGCCGACATAGTAGTTGTTCTTAAAACATCTATCGCATCTTTAGATTGTATTCCAGCTGAACCTAACATGTAAAGTGCTTCATTTAATTCATTTAAAGATTTACCACTATTAATTGCGAGTTGCTGTATGCTTTTTTGCATTTTTTGAGCTTCTTCATTTGTCATCTTCATCATCGTTCTTGCGGTTTGAAAACTTTTCTCTACTTTTGCGCCAAAATAAGTTGTCGCCGTGACTGCTCCAGCTATAGCACCAGTAAGCATTGTTGTATACCGTAAAGCAACGTCAACGCTTTGTTTAAATCTTTGAAGTGTCATTCTTGCCTTATCTATTTTCTTTTCAAATTTATCGAAACTTTGCGATATATTTCGTAAAACGGGGCTTGCACTATCTTTTGCAGATATGATAACATTAAGATTCTCTTGTCTTGCCATTTATTATCACCTGCCTTTGGCTACTTTCTTGTTCTCTTGAGCTAATTTTTCAACGAATGCTGATTTGAAAGCTAATAGAAAGAGTATCCAGTCAAGAGGTTGGTCTAAGAGTCCGCCTGATTCAGGGAGCTGAATGATATTGCCTTTGTGATCGATGTAAAGAAGTGCAAAGCTGAAATATTTTTCACGTATTTCAAGAAACAATTTTCTATCCGGTTCAACTTTTACCTCTTGCCCATTTATCATTAAACCAATCCATCTTTGCAAAATCTTCTGGTCCATGCCGTAAATTGGTTCAATTGATTCATAGAGTTTCTTAATTAATTCATCAACTATTTCTGCTTTTAACTGCCCTACTGTATACGGATTGATAGGTTTATTTTCATTCCATTTCAAAATATGCAGAGACAGGGCTTCTCTAACCCTGCCCTGCCTTAACAATTGATAACCTCTAAGTGTAAGTTTCTTGAGTAAAACCCAGTCTTTGTCAAACTCATAATACATTGCTACCTCCAAGTCCATAAAGTTCTTGAAGTTTTACCCAGATGTTTAAAAGAGTTTGTGCTTCAACTTTTTTCAAGTTCTGAATACTGACAGGGACGCTTTCACTCCAGCCTTTAATCACTTTAACTAAAAAGTCATAAGGTATCCTGTTAATAGCTGCAAGGTCTAAAATTGCATTTCCGTCTTTTGTTAATTCTACCTTTGAACTTTGAAAAACTTTCATTGCTTCTTCTCGGAGTTCTGCGGATAATTCCTTTGGTACTTCTACCCATGCATCAGTTTCTTTATTTACTACTTTCTTATCTTTAATGTAAAGCTTCATGGTTTCATTAGAAGCAAACAAGCTCACTATCTCACCTCACTTTTCTAATTATTAATAACTACCGGTATCATTCGTATAATCTTCAACATAAATTATTTCTCCAGATTGTGGTATAAGTGCTGTGAATTCAGCTCTTAACATAACCTTGTCTGGTCCACCTATGTCATGAGTCATGTTGCTGAAGAGTAATCTTGGGATATAGATTTTCAATGTATTTGTTGCATCTTTTGCGAGTTCAATACCTATCGAAGCTTCGGTAAAGTCTTTATATTTTGTATACTCGTTTGTAATAACACTTGAATCAAGAATTATATCTATTGTTCCGGTTATTTCTAATTGCGCAGCTTCAAGTGTTTTCCTTTTTCCGGTGCCATCTAACCTATAGTCATCTGTCGTAAGATTGTTGTTTATGGTTAATTCAATGCTTGAGTATAAATCAGTTGTGGTTGAAAATTCGTCTGTATAGAGTTTTAATTCTTTGAAGTAATAAGGATCATCACCGGGAGTGACTATAGTACCTTCTGTCAAACTACCGCTTTGTTCTTCAATACCTACAAAATCAGCAGAAACCGTTGGAATTGCACCAACAGAACCCGAGAATCTTAATTGGTTAATTTTCATTCCGAGATATTTGAATGCTTCTCCACCGTGGTTCACTTCGATTGAAGCACTTGGTAAATCTTCAGTCAATGCAATTGGAGTAATTTTAGTATATTCATCTCCTGAGTCTGGAGTTGTATCTGGATCTATTAATGCTGCTTTACCTAATGCAAGATAGAAAAGAACTCCTGCGGTTTCAGGATAAAGTTCTACATCTAAACTCCCTTCTGCACCTATTTGACCCGGTGCTAAGGATTTAATACCTCTATTACCAAGCAATGCTTCACTTCTAATTGCTTCAACTGTATGGTTAAGAGATTCACTTGTAAATGGAAGTTTCCATTTTGCTTGTGCTTCTTGCCCTAAAGAAGATTCAATTCCTAAAAGTACACTTGATTTAGCTCCTGTAATCATTCAAATCACCTCCATACTAACTAACTAACTTCTTGTTTCTTCCCAATAGAATCTTGCTCTGACGAAAACAAAAAGTCTTTTTACATTGTGTTGATAACTATATTGAAAATCACTAAGTTCATAATATGCAAATGAATTATCAAGTGCCGTTTCTATATTCGCAATCTTTTCATCAGCATTTTGATAAGCAATTTCAGGTTCTCCGCTTACTGAAAACATTATTGCAATTTCACAATGCTTTCTTATTCTTGTAGATGTCAAATATTCTGGAATTATTCTATCTATAAAAATAACCGCTCTATTTGCTTTTTGAAGTGCGTCATCATTTGCTATTGAAACTGAATCGAAATAATTGCCAAGTTCCGTTATTAATGGTTGAATTTTATCAAACATTCTCCCACTCCTTAATTAACGTATCTATATACTCATTCAAATCAAAATCTTCTACTGCATCTCTAAAATATCTTTTCTCTGGAGTACCTTTATGCGCTATTTTCCACCATACCTTCCAAGATGTACTTTCGAGTTTCTTTGGTGAATGAATGTTGAATTTTAATCTCACCCAATTTCTAATTGGTTCAATTGGTGGTCTATGCGGTCTTGTTCCAAATTCGACGAAAGTTGCATATTCTGATCCTGTGAATACTTTAACTCTAAGTTTATCAAGTTGTTCAACAGTCCAGCTTTGTGCGAGTGTTCCAGTGTTCGAAGCCCGTTCATAGATGTTCTGCACTATATCGTTTTCTAAATCATAACCTGCTTTTACTAAGACTTTACTTATTGCATTTACAAACCTTTTATCATTCAAATACTGCTTAATCCTTGCTTTTTGTTTCTCATCAACTGTTATTGTTATCATAACAGTTCCCAGCCTTCCGGTGGTCTATAATAGTTTGCTAAATATCTTAAATGTTTCTTGGTATCGTCATAAGAAAGATTTGCATTCTGAATACTGTATGAATTCAGTTTTCGATAGTCGCCCATAATCATCTCATAACAGTCAGCAAGGACACTGTTCCAATCAACTGCTTTTACCTGAACTAATATTGTTTTGTCTTCTTGTGCTTCATCAAATGTAAGAACTCCCGTTTCATAATCAAGAGTCCAGCCAGTTGTTAATTCCTGATTATCTACCCATACTTTTGCGGTATATGTTTCATCAAGCATTACAGTATCTAAATTAAAAACCTTGCCTTCATAATCAGTTTGTTCGGGATAAATTAACCTTACTTTGCTATGTAGTTTAATTACTTGTTCTAATTCTGTATCTTCAAATATTTGATTGTCTGTATCTTTATCCGGGATTCGCATTCTGAGATATTCAAGAAGAGTCATCTTATTTCACCTTCTTATTTTTCACCTTCAGGTTCAGGTTCTTTCTTTTTCTTCTTGGGTTTTTCAACTGGTTCTAAAAATGGAACATCTACCTCTTTCGGAATTTCTACATATTTCTCCTTCCCTTTTCCTTTAACCTCATAAACCTTACCATCAACTATTACATACTTAGAATTTCCTTTAAATCTATACTTCACAATATCAACCTCCTTTAAAAATCAAAAGAAAAGAGCGTGGGGGATTTGCCCCCAGCTCAATTACTATCCAGAGATTGTGAATATTCCAGCAACATCAGGATTTCTGAATTCAAGTGTGTATTCGCCAACTATTTGACCCTTGATGTAATCTCCGGTCTTTGCAAGTTGTTCGTATTTAAATTGCCTATTTTGAAGTGGTCTAACTGCTACCTTGGTTGTATCAAATACAATTATAATATTTTCTGGTAAATGAGGAGTTGTTTTAATATCTACATCTCCATAGTCAGACATATAGGTCTTTATGAGTTTTCCAGCGGTTGTATCTCCTCTTTCTACAACAAGTTTGTCATCATTCAATGCATTGAAATATGCCTTCGTTGATGGGTTCATCCAAGCTTCTTTGACAACACCACTTGCATCAAAAATTTGTTTTAAGAATGCATTGAAATTTGCTTCTGAAAAAGTGGTAGTGCTTGTAATACCTTCTTGTTCGATAAACCATTTAATGCCACCCATAAGACGTGGTGTAGTGTTATCAGATGGGTCAACCCTTACACCAAGCCATGCGGTTCTTTCCATGAGCCTTCTGAGTTTTTCTAACTTTCTTTGTACTTCATTCAAGAAGACGTCTTCATTTACATATTGTGCAACTTCTAATTGAGTGCCAGAAAATTTCACATGATCTTTAAAAATTTGTGTAACATTATATCTCTTAATCTTTTGCGTGTATTGTGAATCTTGATACTCAGAAGCTTCAGCATATGCATTTCCGATGAGTTCAACATCAACATCTGCGTCATGGTTTGCATCTCCAGAAACTACAACTATTGTAAGAGTGTCAGTGTTGACAGCCGTTACTCTATAAATTGAGTTTTCAATTCTTATGATATCTCCAGGTTGAAAATGAATACCATCACCTGTTGCAACGGTAATTGAACCTCCACCAGCAGTATATGCAGCAGCTAATGTAGTTTTAAGAATTGGTAAAACATCATCCCACCATTCATAGTGTGTAGAATCAACTGTTTCGTTAGAAATACCTATTTGGTTGAGTAATGGTGTTTGTGGAAGTTTAAGCATAGATAATACTGGAGAAACATCTACTTTATTTTCACTTACATTATAAGTCGTTACTAATCCTTTAATTGTAGCCATAAGAATCCCTCCTTACTTAGTTTTACTTCGGTTTCACTTCACCTCTAAAAATTTGTTTCAATGCTTCCTTTGGATTGTCTGCAAGCTGCTTTTGAATCTCAGTTGTTGATTTAAATGTACCTGCTTCCATGTTTTTGATTTTTTCACTCACTTTTTGTTCTACAAGTTCATTTATTTTTTCTGCTACTTTATCAACTACATCTGTTAATTGTTCTTTAGCGTCAGTTAGTGATAAATCAATCAAGTTGTTAACGTCAATTAATGCTCCTATCTCTTCAGGTAAACCTTTTGCTTTGAGATAAGTTATTTTTAAGTCTTCAAGTGCTTCTTTCCTTTCTTGCTTCAAAAGTTTCTCATATTCTCCTTTTTCTTTCATTTTTTCAATCTCGGCTTTCTTCTTAAGTTTTTCTTCTCTTGTTTTTATTGCTTTTGTGATTTGTGAATCAACATAACTTTGTAATTCCTTGTGTGTCATAATTGCAAGTTCTTCGGGATTTAAACCTAACTCAATCGCAGTCATCTTAAGTGCTTCAATGGGATTTTCATCATCTTTAATTGCCTCCCCCTCACTTGGAGTTGGAGACTCAACCTCTTGATTCATGTTTTCATTTTCATTTTTTTCCTGAGTTGCATCTTCATTCCCCTCTGCGAAGAGTTGAATGTCGATGCCCCTCTTCTTAAATTCTAACATACTTTATACCTCCTTTATAATTGAAATTATTCTTTTTTAGCCCAAGGGCAGCCATACCTGACTGCAAGATTTCTTGCTTTTGAAGCAATACTTGCATTTCCTTGCATATTTGCCCTTCTATAAGCTGCAAGAAGTCCCGCACAAGATATTTTCCATTCTCCGTTTACATACTTTTTATATGGATATTTTCTGTTAGTAGGGTCTAAAAATACGTGTGAAGGCCATTTATCTCGTTCTTTTGAACCTGCGGGCGGAATATTGCTCCAAGTCCTGTCTCTTTTCATAACATCCGCCATAATACCACCTCCATGCTACACAATATTATTTTACCACAAGAATTTACTAATGTAAACATGCTTTAATAAATTATATTCCTTTCATGTTTGATTCCCAAAACCTGTGCGATAGTTCTCTTCTCCTTTAAGCATTTATCCAGCACCTTTAAGAATTCATCTTTTGTCATATTAGGTATTCCATGGGCTGGAATTGCATCGATTTTTCGAATATATTTGAGTGCCTTCTTTTTAACTTCTTTATCCTTTAAAAGTTCAACAATATCACATTTCACCTTCTTTGCCTCCTTTATTCTTTTACTATCGCAGTAATAGATTTTGTGATTGCTACAAGTCTATGCCTGCATTGAATATGAGGATGAAGAAAAGTACCATGTGAAGCTCTGATTTCTTTTCCTTTGATAGTTCGAGGATTTTCTTCAATATATCTTTCTACTTCCTTTGGAGTCCAGGGCTTTTCTTTAGTTAACAATTGTCTATTTTCACACCATGTTGTTGTTCTTTTATCTAATGGTCCTACCCATTGATAGGCTTTAATAACGTCTTCATGTTGTTTATAACCCTGATAAATCCCATTTTGCATTGCAAGGGAAAGCTGGTCTCTTGCTAATACTGTTATTCTCCTTTTTGCTGTCGGTTGAATTTGTTTCTTGATGATTTTAGCTAACACGTCGGGTGGAGTTCCTGTTACTATTCCGACCATGATTGTATTCTTTATAGTTCTCATCATATCCGCGGTGTAATTTCGTAAAATAGTTTCTTGCATTGTTTTAAATGTTGTGTCATACCAGCCAAGAACTTCGACTGGAATGCCATGAAAACTGCTGTGAACGTCTGTGAAAGCCTGCTTAAGTCCCTGCTCGAACATAATGGAGCTATATTTTGCAAATGAAGTCGTATATTTTGCCTGTAATTCATTCATCTGTTGTTGAAAGTGAGCTTCAAGCCATTGATATGATTTAGCACCTATTTCTTCAGTTGCTAACATTCCGCTTAATTCATTTAGAATTTTTTTTGTTTCTAAATAAGCTCTTATTGCAAGTTCATCAGCTTTCTTCTTTAGATTCAGATACAGTTTCTCCATTTTGTATCATCCCCATATACCAAGAGTTTTCTTCTTCCATCTTCTTCAATTCCTCTGCATAATTATAACCTAATGCTTCAGCTGCGGTTTGCCTTGCAACTAATTGCGCTTGAATTAATGTCAACCATTTGTTAAGATCTTCAAGCTCATCTGCGGGAATAATCGGATCAGTTCTGATTTTTACTTCATCAACCACAACACCGTCCATTGCAAGTGCGAGTTTTGCCGTTTTCTTTATTCCATTAAAGTACGCCCCTCTGTAGTTTTGCACCTTTTTAACAAGTTTAGTAAGTTTAAGTTTAAGTGCATAACCTGAAATATTTCCGAGGTCGTTTAAGATGAGTTCAGGGCATTTATTTCTCAAATAATTCTCGAGTTTATCATACTTCTGAAGCATTGCAGGAATAATCATTCCCTTGTATTCGAGAATCTGAAGGTTTGCATTATCGGGAGTTGCCCATACATTGTGTTCGGCCTTTAATTTACTTGCATCTTTAACTCCACTCGCAATAATTCGTGGTTTTGCATAAATATCTTCTATTGCAGAAATTCTACTTAAAGTCGAATTCATTTCGTCAATTGTGTCTCCAATTCTTTCAAGCTCTGATTCTCCCCATATCGGGTCATCTAAACGAGGCCTATTAGCTACATGAATAAGCCAGAACTCGCCATAACGATTAGGAACATTAAGCACAAGTTTTCCATCAAAATAAATTTGAACTCTGTCTTTTGTATATTCCTCTCTTACATTGAGATTTGTATTCTGATGTTGCATTGCATACTCATAAATCCATTTTGATACCTGCCCGTACTCCATTTCATAACTTACTGTTCCTTTAATAAAGTTCACAATCCCAATTCTTATATTTCCACTATCGTCCCTTCCGAGTTTTAATGCAGTATCGCCTAATATAAGCCCTTGAATAACGAACAATCTCAATAATTTGTCAAAGTTGTTTTCTACAAGTATCTCATTTAACCTTTCAGTCGCAAGTTCGTTCTCTGGAACATAAATCTCAAAATCATTTCCCAGTATTAAATTAAAATCCGTGTCAATGATTTCATATGCATAGTCAACTACTGACTTTGTAATATGCTTCAAATTGCCTTGACTATCATAATCAATGAACAAGTGATTTTTTTTGCAATAATTTTCATCATAATCGCCATAATACAAATCAAACAATTCTTGATAATTTTTTGCCATAAGCATCACTCCCTTTACAATATATCCAGCTTGTATCCCTTAATTTCGGTGTTCTCAAGATAGATAGTCATTGCATATCTTAGTGCGTCAACCGTGTGGTCGTGAAATTTAACGGGTTCTTCAAGAATATTTCCTTCTTTATCCGTTTTCCATGAATACATTTCAATCTCTTCAATTGTATTGACGCATTCTTTGTGAATATGTACTCGATGCCTTTTCACAAAGTCTATTCCATCTTTCACGCTTTTGTATGCTGGCTTCACCCAAAAACCCGCACGGTTAAGTTCTTCAATTCTTGCAGGCTCTGCACTATCTGCATAAATAATAGAATCTGTATCAACAAAATCCCTCATCTTCTCTATCAAGTCCGCATTTGTTAAGTGTGATTCATACAATTCCTTGATTACAAAAATTTCATCATCTTTTATTCCTATCTTCAATAGAGCAGTCGGATTATTGTATCCAAAATCAAGCCCATACACAATTTCATCATAACTTTCTGGAAGTTTCTCTACAACGTCCCAATTGTTATATACGAGATGGTCGAGGTCTGCAAATTCACCAAGTGTGTAAATCTTATAATACCTCGGGTCTTGTTTTTCAAGATTTCTAAGTATTTGACGATATTCTTCTTCAAGAAACGGGTTGTCTTTATAGTTCACGTGTAATATTTCCGTGTCTGGTTGTTTCTCTTTGAAAAAATATTTGTATATCCAGTTGCTTTTTCCTATCGGGTTAAATGTTAAAAAAATCTGATTTCTACCTTTATGAGTAGGACGTCTTAATCTCAGTCTAAGTGATTGATAATCTCCTAACGTAAATTCTGTTGCTTCTTCAAGCCAAATATAATTAAATTCAGTACTTTTTAATTTTTCTGCATCATCTACTCCTCTGAATACTATTTCACTCTTAAACTGCGGAAAATAGAAAATTTGTTCTGACTTGTTTTCTTTGAATGGTATTCCATACTCGTATAAAAGCATCCTTACTAATTTCATCGATGATATTCTAAGTGAAGGATTATATTTTCTACTAATCAAGATGCTTTTGTTTCGCAGTTGCACGATTATATCTAAAAGCAAAAACTGAGCGAGAGTAAATGATTTTCCACCACCCGCTCCGCCATAAATTAATACATTTTTTGCATTAGTTCGTTCGAGAAAGTCATAAATTCTCTTAATGACCTTTACCTGCATATCAATCCTCTAAAATTACCATTCTTACTATTACGTCAACATCGTTTCCGTCACTATTGGTAAGTTTAAAGAGATATTTCGTATTTGTTTTTAAAGCCCACGGAAGCTGAGCATCCAGTACACTCACGGTAATTGAATTTCCTATTCCTGTTGAACCAAAAGAAACTTCATCAATTTTAGTCCCTTCGCTATTGACAGTTGGAGCCGTTGAAACAGTCACGGTTGATGTATTAGTACTTCTTCGATTCATGTTGTTTATATTTACAGTTGTTCCAGTTGTGAAATCAGAGCCTTCAAACATTTCAGCAATTATGATTCCACTTGAAAGCGTCATACTCTGTATATTTACGCATACATTACCAGCCCCAGTTTCTATCCCGACGTAAGCATCTCCAGATGCTGGTGCTGTTATTTGTGCAACAGCAAGATAAATATTTCCATTCTCAAGCTTCTTTAATGCAAGCGACTGATTAATGAAAGCTCCATGAATATTTGAAAAAGCATCGGTAAAATCAACTGCATCACCTTCCCTTGTTACCATCACTCCACTTTTTCCCATAATAACCGCCTCACTTTTCACTTTCATCTTCATTTGCTTTACTATCAACTTTAACTATTTCAATTCTCAAACCATCATCTGCTCCAATATCCAGCTTATCTTTCTTTCCCCACTCTGATGGGAATTTCCTTTCAAGCCACCATGCAGCAGCCTGCCAATTTCCCTCTTGAGCTGCTCTCTGTATCAAGGCAACATTTCTTGCAATAGCATTTGCTTCCGCCTTTTTCACAGACTCATAAAACTGTCTCTTCAAGTCATCTGGATTATCTGACGCTTCACCTTCTCTTAACCATCTATACCAGGTTTCTTCTGCAATACCAAGTGCTTGTGCAACGTGTTTTTGATAGTTGCCTGCTTCAATAAGTTTTGCAGCTTCTTTGATTAATTCTTCTGTTAATTTTGATCTTGCCATAATATCACCTTCTTATTCACCTGCTGGGCCACCAGTTTGTTGTGTTGAATAACTATCAGGAGACCATGTATGAGTATGGTTGCACCATATTGCTGGAGGATTCATAGGATTAGACGGATAAGCAACAATTTCAGGTTTTACAATAATGTTTATAACCACTTCTTTTTCTGTTTCTTCAATTTCTATTTCTGTATCTCCGATTTTAATCTTATTTCCTTTAACCGTTATCTTCATCTTCACTCTCCTCCTTTCTAATTAACTCAATCAATTCGGGATTATCTTTAATAACAGTATAAAGTCCATGAGTTATTGCGTCGATAAGTTTCTCATTATGCTCATTATCATCAAGATTAGTATATCCTGCTGAATACAAAATAGCATGAATTATTTCGTGGAGTAAAGTGAAAAGCATACCTCTTGGTCTACTGTTTTCGAGATAGATAATACCTTCAAAAATATCAATCCTGCCAACTTCATCACCGTACATCTCTGAAACTAACTTAATCTTGTAGTCCAATCCGTTAATCCTCACCTTTTTAAGCATAAAATCCCACCACCTTTACCCACTGCGGGCTCACTCATCGTCTAACTCCCCGCAACCTTAGTATTCTAATTTTATTATATCATAAAAATATCAATTCGCAAAGCTAACGAATTTTTAAACTTTTGAGAAACTTTTTGAAACTTCGTGAAACTCGTTGAAACTTTTCAATATTTAAGTGTATTAGTCCAAAATCACAATTATTTGTCAATAATTTCTGATTTTCTTTTTTTAGTCAATTCACTCATCCTGACAAAAAGTTTCAAAAAAGTTTTTAAAAAGTTTGAAAACTCGAGAATTCTCAAGAAAGTTCGTGAAACTTTTTGAAACTTCGTGAAACTTTCAAATATTTCTACCTCATCGTATAATTTCAACTATAATTATGATTATTTTCTAAATTTACCTATAAAGTCTTCAAATGAGAAAATTTTTCATTTCCAATTTTAATTTTCCCATTTTATTCTCATCTATATTATACCACTTCCCTGTATATTTTCCACCATCTGTCAAACTTCAACCTATGTTGTAAAAAGCTGAACGAATGCAAATACAAAACTTCGCGGGAGGAAACTTTTGATAATCGCTTCTTGTTTGATTTATTCGTTTATTTTGCAACTTGACATTTTAACTGCAAAAGTATATTTTTTATATATTTTTATATATTTATAGATCTTTTATTTTTTTAAAGATCTTTTATTTTTAATTGTTATATTTAAAAGAATATATAAAAAGAAAAAGAAAGAAAAATATATAAAAGAAAGAAAAAGAAAAAGATAACAATATTATGCGGAACTTTTTGAAAAGTGATGCGTCGTGATGCGCCAGCTGTTTAGTGATGCGGTGTGAGTGATTGTTCGCTTTCCTAACTACCTATTTAAATCGATTTTAAGGCATGTTTCTCCACTCAGGTATATCAAAATACGTGTCTGGGGTTTAGAAGCAAAATTTGGGCGGTTTAAATCGGTCTCAGAGGGAAAATAATTTTGATTTACATCTCAGGATTTTATCCATCAAAAATATTTACTTCTTGTTTTTTAAGAAATTGCCAATAAAAAATGCCCCTGAGCGGGGCTAATGATTCGTTTATCAGGAAGGGAGGAGGGGGGATTTTTCACTTCATTTATATTTTACCATATTTCTATCCAGTTTCAACACAAAAATTTTTATCAAGAAAATTGTTTACCTAATTGTAAAGAAGTGTAAGGAAATGTTTACATTTCATACATTGATTTGTAATATACAAGCTATATAATTAAGATGTAAACGATGAAAAAGGTCTTTGAAAAGTGAATAGCTTAGCTTTGAGTAGGGCTCTTGCAGGTGGTGCTGGGGAGATGACTGAAAGAAGCTAAGCGTAAAAAAACAAAAATAATAAATTAGGAGGGGATATTATGAAAAAGAGAAAAGATGTTTTAGATTTTTTGAAGAGAAATGAATATCGAGTAGATATTAGTAAAATTGAAGAATATTGCGATTTAATTGATGAAAAATGGGGTGAATATGCCTATGACGCAATACATGAAGCTTTATCTCAAATATCGTTAGTAGATCCGGAAGTAGAAGAACTCTTTGAAAATATCGCTAATGGCGCAGAAATAATTGATAATGATTTATACACTATAAAAGACTATTTATCAAAAAAGTATCAAAGGAAAATTGATGCTGAAGAAATAGATGAGATATTAGAAGAAGAAGAATGTTATCAAACGCAACATTATATCATTTTTTAATTACCGCACAAGAAGTGCAACATAATAAACATTATATTGCATAGGGAGGGAAAATAAAATGATTGAAAATACTAATTTTATTGCGTTGTTTAAAGATTTTATCGATTTTAATGAAAAATACTGTGTGAAAGTGACATGGATTGAAAAATTGTATAGACAAGACTATTCAAATTTTTTGAGGACTTATTTAATTCCATGTCCGTTGATGAAGGTATCAACTAATCAAATTAGTTTTTTGCATTCGATTGTGTTGTGTGCTTTAAAAAGGAGTTTAAAAAATAAAGAAATAAAAGTGCATTATAATCCAAATGATAAAAAACTTATTTTGAAAACATTGTTTTTAGCAGATAAACATATTCAAATATCAAAAAATAAAAGTAAAATTTTTAAAGAATTGAAACAACAACAACTTATATCAAATTGGCATAATTTTGCATATGTAGCATTAGGAGTATTGGTGCTTTTAGATAAACAAGTAAAAGATGTTTCAGAAGATATTTTTAAAAAATTTCATGAGAAATACAAGATTACATTTATCGAAGATGAAAAGGTTCCAGAAGGTCAAATTTTTAAAGTAATTTTTCCTGTTGAAAAAAATTCGAAATAAGAAATAATATTGCAAAAGGAGGGGAAAGTATGACATTGAGTGAAATAATGAAAAAAAGAGAAATTGAGGTTGATGAAGGAATAATTAGAATTGACCCAGATACTTGCAGATTAAACAAAGAAGATTTGATTATTATTTGCAATGGAGTTCTGGAAATTGAAAAAAAGTATGAAGATATTTTAGATGAAAAATGGGCAGGGATTTATGCAGGAACGCACAAATATACAGACATAATTGAAATACCTGTTGAAGTTTACCTTGAAATGGATGGTGCCGAGGTTGATTCCATCGATTGGGAGGAGGTGCAGGTAAAATGAGAAGCTTATATAAAAATATGAAATACTGGTTTGAATATAAAAATCGTGGCAATTATCACTTCTGGCAAATTAAAGCATATTCTTACGACGGGGGAAGGCCTTCGTTAGAAGGCTTTCTTCCCCTTGACAAGGAACTCACCATTCAGGACGCATTACTGCTTTTCTCAGTTTTAAATTTAAGAAAAGAATAAAAGGAGGGGATAGCATGTTAATGTGGGTAATTTGCGGGTTAATAGGTTTTGCGCTCGGCATTGTTTGGGGCTGGGTACATTTTAAGATTATCCCTGAGCTTGAAGAAATGGATCAGATTGGAAAATATTTTGAAATAAAGGAGGAAAAAGAAAATGAGTGAAAAAGCCGAACAAATTAAAATGTTATTGCAAGAACAAGGAAAGATTTATATTAATATAGGCATGAAAATTGCGCTTGGAAAATATGAAAATTTTGAAATAAACATTGGAAAGACGGTAAACGAAGGAACAGAATATGAAAAAATCTTTGATGAAATAAACACACAAATAGAAAAAGAAGCAGAAAAATTGAAAGAAATATATTCGAAAATAGCAAATAAAACACCTGCAGTTGAAGCAAAAACAAAGTCAAAGCAAGCAACATTTATTCCTGCAACTGAAAAGCAAAAGAACCTAATTAAACGCTATCGTAAAGACGTTGACGTTGATAAATTAAGCAAATCACAAGCGGGCAAGATTATTGGTGAAATCTTTGCGGGCAAGGAGTGAAATTATGAAAATTGTAGGTTTAAAAATTAACATTTGTAGAGAATGCCCGTTTCATGATGAAGTTCGCAAAGAAAATGAAGTTTTTTATCATGATTTTTGCACGTTAGTAATGAAAGATATTGAAAGCTGTGAAATCCCAAAATGGTGTCCGCTTGTTGATTATGAGAAAGTTGTAGAAATCATTAAATATTTTAAAGAGGAGTGATAAAATGGAAAATGATGTTCATTTAACACATTTAAAAAGATTAGGCTTTAAAGCAAGAAAAGAAGATGACAAATATATTGTTGAAGCTCCTAGCAAAAGAAAATTTGAGATTTTAGAAAATAATATTGAAATTTTTGTTGATGGAATACATGCAGGATTATGTTTAGTGCATTTTATTTGTGATTATAAGAATGATTCTTGAGCTTGATATGAAAGTTCTTGCGGTTAAAAAATTATCAGAAATGCCATTTCAATTAATGAAGGAGTGATGTCATGAGTAGTAAATTTGAAGATGACTTAATAGATTTCCCCTGTTCGAATACTTGGCTTGATTTTTATCACGAGCGGGGTTTAACGCCCCGTTCTTCTGGAGAAAACAGAGAAATTGCAAAGCTTGAAAGAAAGCTCGATAATCTTACAAATGCAATCGAACAACAAAATAAAATATTGCAACAGTTGTTAGACGTTCTAATAACAAAAGAAATGGCAAAAATCAGTAATAATCAAACTTATTCAAAGAAAACAGGTAAAAATCTTAAAAAATACTTATAAGAGGGTGATAGAATATGAATCTTGATATTAAACGCATTGGAAATAATTATAAGATATTTTTTACTGGATATCAACTTATATTCTCGGGTATAAGAGTAAAAGGAAAAGACATTCAGAGCAATTTAAAAATTGTAGATACAGACACAGAAAAAACGTTGTTTATCTCGACGGTGGAGCTGATGGATATAGATGCAAGGTGGAAGCTTTCAAGACACCTTGAAATACTGGAAAAAAACGTTCCGTGGCAAGAGCTTCTTACACTTGCTTTCACGAAGGTTATCAACGAACTTTTGACACACGATGAACCAGCTCAATTAATAGAAACAGAACCTCACGAGCATTATTTTATCAAGCCCATTGTCGCTGATCCGTATACACTCATATTTGCACCAGGTGGTTCTGGAAAGTCTTATCTTGCGTTATTGATTGCAATGGCTGTTCAAAACGGGCTTGATTTCGGTTTTTTTGAAATGCAAACAGCTAAAATGAACGTTTTATATTTAGATTGGGAAACTTCTCTGGAAGATATTTCAAGACGCTTTACTCTTTTGAAAAACGGTTTAGGGCAGGATTTAGAAAGTCCGTTTTATCGAAATCTTGCCCTTCCGTTGAATTATGAGTTCGATAAAGTTCTTGATGATATTGTGAAATACAATATTAAATTGCTGATTATTGATAGTGTGGTACCTGCAATAGGTGGAAACATTAATCACGCTGATGTAGTGGGTGAGTTTTTCTCAATGCTGAAGCAGTTTTACAACACAAATGGAACAAGAACATTGCTATTAACGCATATTTCGAAACAGAGTAAAAAAGAAGAAGGAGATAAAAGTCCCATCGGTTCGGTTTATTTTGAGAATTATCCAAGGCTTGTATGGGAACTTAAATCAGTTTCACTTCGAGATAAGCTTCAAATAGATTTAATCCCATACAAGTTTAATATTTCAAAACCTTCTAATTTGAGCTTTTTGTTTAAATTTAGATACAACGGTGTTGATGTCTTAACTTCAGAAAATATTGAAGAAACGGACGAAGTAAAAGAATTTATAAAGCAAGTTGTAGAGCAGGAAAATGAAATCAAAATCAAGGATTTAATAACGAAAGTTAAACAACAGTTTGGACTTAACGAAAATTCAATCCGTCGAAAAATCGAAGAGCTGAAACGCGCTGGAACATTGTCAAGTGCAGGCTATGGAGTAGTTAGCGTTGCGAATAATTTAAACGAAAACGATGAACCACCATTTTAAAGAAAGGAGTGAATAGGATGAGTAAAATTGAGAGATGGTTTGTGGTGACAAGAACGGGTCTTATTTGGTATAGAGGAGCTTCTAAAGAAACGGCAATCAAATTTGCACAAAAGAGGGTTAAAAACATGAGTAAAAGTTATAGAGCGTTGTATGTGATTAAAGAATCAGATTATGAGGAAAATTACAAAGGAAATGTGATAAAAGTAAACAAAGATGGCAGTATTGAAGAATACGGAAAGGAAGCTGATGAAATAGCAAACGAAATTTTAGAGAATATGGGGAGACGTTAATAGAACAAAAGGAGGGATAATATGTATGTAAAAGATTTAATGTTTGCGATTGAAGAGTATTCAAAAACTAAACCCATTAAACGTATCAATGTTTGTGGTGCTGCAAGTTTACATGATGTTGTATTCAATTCTGAAAGCATCTTTGAAGGTGATATGCTTATATCTGTTTTTACAGAAGAAAAAAGATTTGTAGGTGTTCTCCGTATTCCACTTGATTCTAATATCAAACTTGTAAATGCTGATAATTCATATAGTATTTTCATCTCACCTGACGCTGAAAGGTTCTTTGTATTTGACAATATTCCGAAAGAAATAGTTGATAAGTTAAGAGAAGAAAATAAAGAGGAGGGGTAATATGAAAGTGTATAACGGGAGAATTTTTAACGCATTTTTAGAATTGAAGCATCTTGGGTTTCAAGTTAAGAAACTAGATGATGGTAAATACAAAGTATGGCATGTTGCAAAAGATTGGATAGATGAAAGAGAATTTATATTTGATACATTAGATGAACTGCAGGCATTTGTAGAAGGTCTTGGGTTAGGCATTACAATAGAATTCGAGACAGAATGGAAAATGAAAAAAGATAAGATCCTTAAGGAAGTTAAAAAGCTGTTGAAAATCATGAATGAAACTATATAAGTTTTCAATATAAGAAATATTATATTGCATAGGGAGGGATAATATGAGAGAAATTAAATTTAGAGGAAAAATACAAAAAGGTTATGAAAACGCAGGACAATGGGAATATTTTACTTTAGAAAATTTTATTGATAATGGATGGGGAGCAAAAACACTTGACAATATTGATTTTAAAACAATCGGGCTATACATAGGATTTAAAGATGATTATAATAAAGAAATTTATGAAGGAGATATTGTAAAATGTTATGGTGGTACTTATTGTAATGGTTATTATGAGTATAATGAAATAGTTGTTGTTGATTTAAGTGATTTTAGAATTATGATGTTGATAGAAAATTCTGAAAATTGTAAAATAATAGGAAATATTTACGAAAATCCAGAACTAATTAAAGAGTAGATTCAATATAACATAGATTATATTGCAAAGAGGTGAGTGATGTGAAGGTTTATACAATTGAAGGTGATTTAGAATATATTTATTCCATAATGGAAGCCCTCAAAAATAGTTATGTATCAGCTGTTTTAACGAATGAAGAAAAAAGTGTTTTAATTTATAATCACCAGATTGAGAAAATAGAGTTAAAAGTACATGTTGATGAAAATAAAGAATTGCCTAACGATACTAGATACTACTAAATAAAATATTAAAAGGAGGGATAATATGACAGTTGAAAAAGCATTAAAAATGTTAGAAAACTATTCGAAAGAAAATACTATAAAATGTTTAAAAATAGCTTGGAATGTTTATTTTACAGATATTAGAACTGTTATTGAAAAAGTAGATAAATATGCAATTGACATTAAGGTTTTATCTAAAAACGGTGAAAAAGTTGGTATAATTCGTGTGTTTAAAAATTTGCAAGTAAAGACACCACAAATAAATGAAAATTATTGTCAACTTGAATTTTTAGATGAAAATTTTGATTGTCATTTTACTTTTGAACCAATTCCATTAGAATTTATTAAATTATTGGAGGAGATAATATGAAAAAGAGAGATATAATTATGGATATGTATAACACAATGAAAGAAATCGATAATGTATATGACAATCTACAGCAACAGAGTAATGAAAAAGATAAATCGGATGAATTATTCGAACTTGAATTAGAGACACATTTTCAATTTTATGAAACATTAGGGGATATTTTTGGAACTCTTCATATTACCAAAACAAAGGAGAAAAATTATGACTAAAATAATCGCAAAATATGATGAATGTATTGAAGATGAAATAACTGGAATTTCAATAAGTGATTTAGATGAAATTTTAGCAAAGTACGGGAATGTTTTAAAAGTAGTCGGTTTAACAGTTTCAAAAATGGAAGGACAATATGTTTAATGCAATATGACTAAAATTATATTGATAAGGAGGGATAATATGAGAGAAATTAAATTTAGAGCATGGGATCCAATATCCAAAAAAATGATTATTCCCAAGGAGTTTATACAATTAGACAAATTATATATTGGTTATTTTGATGAAAGTGGTTATCCAAAAATTAGTGAAGATTTCATTTTAATGCAATATATAGGGGTTAACGATAAAAACAAAAAAGAAATTTATGAAGGAGATGTAATTGTTCAGAAACACGGAGAAATAAAAGGTGTTGTTAGGTTTCGCGATGGGGTTTTTGGAGTAGATACAGGAAAGGCTTTTTATCCTTTTGCAGCATATAAAGATATAGAAGTAATAGGAAATATTTATGAAAATCCAGAATTATTGGAGGAGGTGATAAAATGAAACGTTATGAATATTTAACTGACTATCATTATAAAGATTTAATTCTTGACTTAATATATTATGCCCTTCCAAAAAATAATGACATTGAAAGGATTACAATAACAAAAAAAGACAGTTCCTATAAAATAACTATTACAAGCGTTGATAAATTGCAAGAACAATGGATTTGTAATACAGATAAACAAATATTTGCTAGAATGTTTACGAGAAAACCAAGATGAAGGAGGGATAATATGACAGCTAAAGAATTATATAAACAACTGCGCGAACACTATTCACAATGGTATTTTTCAACTTATATACCTCTAATGATTGAAGAAGACATTATTGATTCGAATTGGAAATCTGATTTAAATCAACTGAAGATAGTAGAAGAACTATTATCTGCCATTTGGTTAGACACATCACATTTAGATGTAAGAACTAAATTTTATGATGCTTTGCGTTGGCGTAAGCATGTTATTAATAGATTAAAAAATGAACAAAGTTGATTAAAAAATTGCAATATAACTAAAATTATATTGCGAAAGGAGGAATAATATGCTGGATGAAGGCAAATATAAAGATTTAATATTCAAAAAACTTTCAGAATATTTTGATAATGAAACTGCTTCAAAGTATACTAAAATGATTTCTTTCTCATCGCTTGAAAGCTTTTGGGATTTTCTGAACGATGTAAAGCCTTCTAAAGAAGCGCTTGAAAAGATTTTTAACGCTTTTTCAGACATTCAAGGTCAAATTGATGTATCAAGATTTGAAAATAAACTTTTTGATTTACTTAACTATTTTATTGAAGATTCTCTATTTTGTGAAACTTTGATGAAATATTGCGATAATGAAGCACTTGAGAAAACCATTGATGAAGTGTTTAAACAAGAAGAACAAAAATTTCGAGTTTTCTATTTTAAATCCGAAAAGTATGTTTATGAAATATATTAAAGGAAAAGGAGGGATAATATGGCAAGTGTACTTGAAGAGATTTTAGACGAAATGGATGCATATGATAAAAGCGAAGATGATATTATTTACGTTGGAACAACAGACGGTGTTTTTGGAATTTCATGGGAAGAATTTAAAGAAATCGCAAAAGATATAGAACGTCAGTATGGTATTCTATATCATTATACAAAGTTTATAATTGTTGCGAAAGATTGGGTAATAGTGCAAGAATTTGATGGTGGTTATTATCAATATGATTGGAGACTTATAGAAATACCAACTTCTTTGGAAGATGCAAGACCATTTAATGATTTACAAGAAATTGATGATTATTATTCAGAAAAGTATATTGAAGAATTAAAAAAAGAGAAGGGATAATATGAAATTTAGAATCAGCAAAGAAAATCACTACCTACATATAGAAGGTTACTTCTTTGATGACTGGCCATCAACTACATTCGAAATAACTGTAGAAAAATCCAGACATAAACCATATTTGTACGACGTGCATGTTGGGCATAACAGAGGAAATGAAGGTGTATTGCAAGGCATTGCAAAAAAACTTAGACATAACAATGATGTAATTGAGGACAGTATTGGAGCTGGCACCTGGCAAACCTGGGAATTTCAGGCATCAAAGTATCAATTAAAGTATGAACTTCCTATTATAATCAAAGGTTGCATAGAAGCCTATTCTCATAGATATGAAGAATTCAAAGAAATGTCAAAGGAGAACATTGAAAAGCTGGTTGAAGAAATATGCAAGGAGTGATAACATGTCAAAAGAAAGGGTGAGAATATGTATGTTAAACTTGATTTGGAACGCTTAAAAAGAATTGCGGAGATAACAAAACCCGCAAGGAAAAAGAATGGTGAGTGGAGAAAAAGTGCTTACAGGTTTAAAAAACAAATTGATAAAGCATTTGACGAATATAGAAAATTTATTGTAGAATTAGTTGAGAAAGTTGCAGGACCACGAGGAGATAGAATGATTGATGTTTCATGTATCCATTTTTCAGAAGAGGCGATAGAAATCGTTGATAAAATCCTTTATGAACTTGATTATCTATTCTTTGCACCTGTTTTGAATAAAAAATTAGATCCAGACATGTGTTATATCAACGAGAAAGAAGTTTATATTAATCGCAAAGAGGAGGGGAGATTATGAGTGGTGCAGAAATTATCGTGTTTCTTATAGTTGTCCTTTTCGTAGCTCTTTTTATCGGTGCAGTAGTTCGATTTTTAAAAAAATAACAAAATATTAAAATTAGAGAGTTTTTAAGGAGGGATAGAATGGTATTGAGTTTTTCACGTATTGATACATTCCTTCAATGTCAAAGGTTGTATTATTTGAAGTATATTCAAGGTCTTGAAGTAGAAACAGAAGCAATGGATTTCGGGAAGAAAGTTCATCAATTACTTGCAGGTGAAGAAATAATCACGGAACCACATGTAGTTGCAAGAGTCAAGACTTTGCAAAGGAGACTTGAAAAAATAGGTGCTGAAATTGTTGCTTATGAAGTACCATTCTCAGAGGAAATTGCTAATAATATAGTAATCGAGGGTGTGTATGATGCTTTAGGCTATGTAAATGATGAACCAGTAGTTTTTGAGTTCAAATCAGGTCATAAGTTTAACGAATTACAACCGAAAATCTATTCTATTATTTCTCAGAAACCTGTAATAGTTATTACTGCAGACGGAGTTTATCATTATGACGTTTTAGATAATTTAGAGGAAAAAGAGAATATAATTGCTGAAATAGTCGGAGTAGCAACTGCACTTGAAGGTAAAGGCCACGACGAAAAGCAGTATCAAGTAAGCTCAGGAGAACATTGTAAATACTGTCCTGGAGTAGCTTCATGCCCGTTAAGAAGAAAATTTCATATGCACGATAGTATTGAAAGTTTGATTTCTGAATATTTTTACTTGCAAGCATTAGAAGAAGAAATTAAAAAGCACATTCTTATGCAATTACAGGATAATGAAGAAATAAAAGTCGGTAAAGTAGTTGCGAAGAAAAAACTAACGAGCTACAAGAAACTTAGAGCTAAGATTGATAAAGAAGAACTCTATGAAAAGTATGGTTTGAATGTCTTCAAGATTGATACAAAAATCTTGCAAAAGGTCGAGCCTGAACTCTTTGAAGAGCTTACGAGAGAATCTTTAAAAATAGAAGAAAGCAGAGAGGAAGAATAGCATGATTACCAAAATCAGTAAACATGAACCGCTGGGATATAAAACTTTTAGCTTAAAAAGGAGGAATTGCTATGAGTAGTATTGCGAACACAACTAAAAAGGTGATTTATCATACCGAAGAACCTGATAAAGCAGTAAAATTCTTGAATCAAATTAGAGCAAAAGTTCCCATCATCATGAAGAACGATAAAGGAGAGCTTATTCAATTGAACCGTGTAGAAGATGTTGTTGTTTCAGTAATTATTCACGGAGAAGTAATAAAGAAAGAACCATAGATT